GGGCAAGGAGGTCGAACGGCTGGCTGAGCGTGGCGTAGACCGAGCCGAGGTACCACGGCTGGCTGAGCGTCGCGAACGCGGTGACCGGGACGGCTGGTCCGACCAGCCCGCCACCCGGACCGACCAGCCCGCCGCCCGGTCCGACGATCGCCCGAGCCATGCCCTAGAACCGGCGGCCGATCAACTGGAACCAGCCCAGCCCGGTGTAGGCGTTGCCGCCGTTCGCGCTGATATAGATGCGGAACCGGGTATATGGAGTGACCGGAGACGCGACCGGGAAGCCGCGGATGGCGGTCGCTGATCCCCAGGTGATGCCCGTGCGAGTATCGAGCACATACCAGGTGGTGCCGTCGTTCGACCCCTCCAATGTCCAGGCAGTCGGCGTCCGTCCGGGGAAGTTATCGGCCCACCACGGGATGAGTTGATAGGCGGCCACGACGTAGGGGCGGGGGAGGGATACGGCGAGCCATTGCGGCAGAGCGCTTCCATCGGTAAGCCACCCGTTGTAGGCGAGTGGTGTTCTCACGGCATACCACCCGGCCGCGCCGCTATTGTATTCGGTTGATGCCGTAACTGCCCATCCACCCGGCGTCGTCGCGCTGGTCATGACGGGCATTACAGAGCCACCAGGGATCATCGCGCGGGGCAGACCGTAGACGGGCTCGGACCCCACCGCAATGGTAGCCATCAATAGTCCCCGCCCTGCGCCACGACAGTCGTGACCTTGGCGTTGGTCATCGTCGCAAGGCAGCTCACCTTCAGTTCGGACGCGCTCGGCAGCACGAGGTAACCGAGTGACGGCGAAAGCGTGGTCATGCCCTCGACGCGCGCAACCGTCGTGTAGCCGGAGCCGATGGCGAGCGCCACCACGCCGAGGTAGAGGTCCGCGGCGCCGTTGTCCACGTAGAAGCGGAGGTTCACAGCCGCCGTGTCGTTGGTGCTGCACATGAGCGAATCGATGCGCGTCCCACTCGCCCCGCCGGTGACGAGGATCTTGGCAACCGTGGTGTCGGCGTCGGTGAGGGTGTCACCCTTGAGGAAGGGTGCGAGTTCGAAGATCGGGCTGGTGTTGGCTGCCATGTCATACTCCTCAGCGGAATAGGGAATAGGCCGTGATGAGCGATGCGGCAGCGTCGGCGGGCGTGCCGGCTCCACCGCCGCCTGGGATCGTCACGGTAGTCGTCGCGCCGGCACCGCTTGCCGTCACGCCGGCCCCCACGAAGTCGATCGTCGTAACGGTGGTGGAGAGCGTGCCGCCTTCCTCCTGGGTGGTGATTGTGGCTCCTCCGGCCGCCCCGAGGATCGTCTCGGCCCCCGCGTCATCCTTGACGGCGAGCACTTTGCCCGTCTTCGCGTAGATGCGCAGCGCGCCGGAGGCGGGCGTCCCCGGTGCCACAGCGACCGTGCTGTCCAGGTAGGTGATGATGCCCTGATCAGAGAGCCCGCCGGCGCCAGCCGCGAACACGACCACGCGCTTGCTCGTGATCTGCGCCGTCTGGATCGCCGTATCGGCCGCCGGCACGTCGACCATCGCGAGGCCGATATGACCCGACGGCAAATCGGGCGGCTTGGGCTCGGCGGATGCCGTCCCGGCGGTGACCGTCTTGACCCCGGCCGCGCTGGCGGTGACGAGATCGATGCGAGGGAGCGTGGCGTGGGCGGTGCCGATCGCGACGTTGCCGGCGGTCACGGTGACGGCGCCGACTCCGGCGGACGGCTGGATCGTCCCCGATGCAACCGCGAGCGTCATGTCTGGCGAGCCCTGCGCCGTGACCTCGCAGCCGGTCAGGACGCCAGTCCCGGCCTCACCGGCGACGAGGATGGCAATGTCGGTCGTGTACCACACGCTCTGGCGAGCCGGGACGCCTGCCAGGTCATTAGACTGAATGGTGAACGGCATCAGAGTGCCTCCGTCGCGAGCGGGAGATCCTGCTCACCAGCGACCGCAGAGGCGGCCCAGACGACCTTCTCCCAGATGCCGACATTCGCCCCGGCGACGAGCGCCGGCAGCCGGAGGCCGACCGACTTCGACGCGGCCGTGAGCCACAGGAAGCAGTTGGTGTGGCCGATGCCGATGGTCCCGCGCGTCGTGCCGCCGGTGCCCTGCTTGATGGTGATTGTCCGGCTGCCCGAGACGGTGGTATGGAAGGCTAGGACGGCCGCGAAGGTCGCCGACGTCAGAACTTCGGCGGCCCCGTTGAGGGTCACTGTTTCTTTCGTCGGCGTGCTGCCGACGAGCCCGTAGACATCGACGTCGCGTGTGTCCGCGGCGTCGGAGATCAGCGCGACCTTGGCGCCCGCCGACCAGGCAACCAGGTTGCCGCCGGTCGACTCGTCGTCGTCCGCGTCGTCGAAGCCGAGCCCGATGTAGCCGTCCGAGTGACTCGGGTCGGTCGAGATCCAGATCGAATGCGCAGCGTAGGTGTCGGTGGCGTGTTCGTTCGCCATGAAGATCTTCCGGACCTCCGTCCCGCCGGCGATCCGTGACGAGCTGGACACGTCGGAGAAGACATTGTTGTCCACGGCATCGACGATCGGCGTCGCGCTCGTGGCGCCGCCTTCGGACGCGCCCGTTGCAGAGAGATAGAAATGCAGATCCGTGCCGTCCATGCGGGCTCCTTTCAGGTCCAGGTGGGATCGGGGGCGATGGCCTTGGCGGTGCAGTGTCCGGTCTCGGTGTCGACGACGAGGCCGGCATCGAAGTACACCGCGACGCTCTTGCCGGTATCCGTCTCGCCGGGGCGCGCCCGGGTGTACGTGTGGACCCCTGGCGCGACGAGGGCCTTGAGGGTCGCGAGGTTGGCCGGGCCGAGTGTCGGGTCCATGAAGTTGAGCGACGTGATTAGGAACGTGAACCGGCCGGGCGTCGGCTGCTGGCGGTTGAACACCGGCGTCCGCGCCTGCATGTCGGTCAGGAGCACGGCCGCCCCGAAGTCGGCCTCGGCCTCGGGGACGGTGCAGACGAACAGGCTGGCGTCGTTGAGTTCGGTCCCGTCAATCTTGTGGATCCAGCGCGTCGCGACGGTCATCCCTGCACCGCCGCGAGGAACCGGAGGCTCTGGGTCAGGCTGAACTCGTCGTGGCTGTCGCCCAATGTGATCGGCCCGTTGAAGTTGAAGGTCTGGCCGGCTCCCGCCGGGACACTCGGCAGGATGTAACCGTTCGTCTGCGGCACGAACAGTTCGGGGCGATGCTCGCCGACGATGTAGGGCATCCCGGCCCGGACGGGACCGCCTGCCTCCTGCCCGGGGTACTCGAGCGACTTGAAGCGGGCGTAACTCGTCGATCCGACTCCGTCAGCGAACAGCGAGCCGACGCGGACTCCGGCCGCGCGCGCTTTCGCGTCCGCCTCCAGGCCAGAGAGGACAGTGTCGAGCGCGGTCTGGGCAGCTGTCCGGATTTCGTGATCCTTGCTCTTGATCCCGTCCGCGAGTTCATCCATCGCCGCGGCGCCGATGCCCTTCGCTGTCCGGAGCTCCTCGAGGCGATCGAGGATCATCCGTTTGACGGCGATCGCCTGGGCGCGGATCGCGGGATCGTGGGACCGAAGCCCGTCCGCGAGCGCCTTGCTCGTGAGGCCCCCAGCCAACCGCGCCGCCTCCTGCGTTGACGTCTCCGGCGTCTTGAGCATCTCCAGCATCGCGTTGAACGCGTCGACGGGAGCCTGGCGGGCAGAGGTAATCCCGGCAGCGAGCGCGAGCATCCCCTCGATCCCCGTCCGCGTCGCCGCCTTCTTGACCCCGGCGACGAGCGTCGTGCCGAACATGGCGACGACCTTGTCCGCGGCGACCGGCATGGCGGCGAACCCGCTGGCCATTATTGACCCGAGCATCGCGATCGTCTGGCGCGCAGCCGCCTGTTGCTTGGATCGGATCTCCTCGTAGAGCTTGTCAAACGCCGCAGACGTCCTCGCCCGCGTTTCAGTGGACGCGATCCCGGCGAACATCACCGACCCAAGCGTCGCGAGCACCTGGCGGGCCAGACTCGGCGCGCCATCATCGACGCCGGCAGCGAGGGCATCGGTGAGCGCCTTACCCGCAGCACGCGCCTCAGCCGCCGCGACGCCAGCTGGACTTGTTTCCCAAGTTCCGGGCGTCAACCCTGCCGACGGCGCAAGCGGACCCTGGCCCTCGAATAGGTTGGGCAGGCGGCTGAGGCCGTTGTCCGAGAGCCACTTCTGGATGTTCGGCTTGATCGCCTGGAGCCCCAACAGGATGGCGGCCGGGATGGCGAGGGCAAGCGCCGGGCCGATCGCCACCCCGATCGCGGTGCCCGTCACGGTACCGATCTCCGCGCCGGCGATCACCGCCGGGGCCTGAGCGGCCACGATAGCTCCCACGATCTTCGGAACGATCAAGCCTGCCAGTCCCCCGAGACCGGCGAGGAGGGCGGTGGTGAACTTCGGCCCGAATGCCGCGGCGACCATCGCGAGCTCACCGAAGTTCAGACCGAACTCCGCGAGGGCGCCGGATGCCTGTTTCAGCAGGAGTTTGAACTTGGCCCCGAAGCCTGACTCGATCGCAGCGGCTGCCGTGTCCGTGGCGCCGGCGGCCTCCGTCATGCTGACCGTGAATTCGGAGATTGCCACGCCGCCGAGAGCATTCGCGAGTTGGGCGCCGGCCTTCGCGCCGAACAGGTCCGCGGCCTTCCCCGCACGCTCGAACGGGTCCTTCGTGTTCGAGATGTCCGTGATGAGCTGTTGCAGCTCGGCGGGACTCTTGACCTTCGTGAGCGCCTTCGAGAACGCAGCAGCGGCGCGCTCAGCATCAAGACCCTTGGCGCCGAAGAGGCCGAGGAGCGCTATCCCGTCGTCGATCGTGAAGTTGGCGGCGGTCATCGCCGGGGCCACCTTCGCGAGCGTGACGAGGTTCTTGTCGATCTCCCCGCCCCACTTCTGGTGACTCAGGATGACCTTGTCCATGATCATCTGGGTGTCCGCGGCGGTGAGGCCCCATGTGCCGAGGGCGTCGTCGAAGAGGGAGACGGCGAGCGCGGCATCGATCCCCGTCGCAGTGCTGAATCGCAGGAACGCCTCGGTGGCCACATCCGCCGCCGGGCCGACCAGCCCGAGGTCGTTGTGGACCTTCGCCATCGCGGCGCCGATCGCGTCGAAGCCCTGGAGGTTGTTGCGGTACATCCCCGCCAGTGACTTCTCGGCGACCTTCGCCTCTGATGCGGTCATCCCGGTGTCCGCCTGGAGCTTGCGCGTCGCGGCATCGAGATCGGCCGCCCCTTTGAGGGCAACGCTGAAGGCGGCGCCGGCCGCGGCGCCGATCGCCGAACCCGCGGCCCGTTTGACAGTGGCGCTGAACTTCTGGCTGAACGTCGCGCCGGCGGCACCGGCCGCTGCCTCGGCGGCTTTCTGGGCGTCGACCTGAAGCGGTCCACCGTCACCGCGCAGCATGAAGAACACGTCCCCAATATTGACGGCTAGGCCTCCTTCCTGATCGTGGTCCGCTGGGCGCGCAGAATGGCGCGGACGCGGCGGGCTTCTCGGGCGGCTGGCGTACCAGCATTCAGGGCCTGGAGGGCCTCGACAATCGGACGGCGGCGCGCATGATCCTCCTCAGTCAGGCGCACGCTATGCGGGTGGATGAGTGCGATGTAGTCAAGGGCGAGGAGCGCCGCCCTGCGCTTGACGCGCAGATACGGGAGCACATCCGTGAGGAACGGGGCGGCGTTCTTCCCGATGAGTCGCCAGTGCCATTGGTGCTGGTGGCGCGGGTTGCGCGCCGGTTGGTCCCTGAGCGATCCGCCCCAGCGACTTTGGATGGCGACGAGCGGACCCGGCACTGTCTGTCCCACAACCACCATCAGGTGCGTTCGAAGTCCGTACTTCGGGGCGGTCTCGAAACCGGCGTGGATGCAACCCTCGCCGTCAAAGAAACCGGCTGCCCATGCCACGAATGCGACATCGGGTTCCGGCACGATCGTTCCGAACGCCGACCGCGTGACGAAGTCCACGGGGGGCGCGTCCGGGCGCCCGATCCGCCTCCAGAGCGTGGGCCGACTCACGCTGACCTCGGCAGCAAGAGCGGCCAGCATCTCGCCACCCTCCCAGCGGGCGCGCAGGGCCTCGACATCCAGATCAACGTGTTTCCTCCCGCTCACGAGTCGCCCCTCCGGACCATCCCGGGGAACATCATCCCGAGCTTCGCGAGGGTTGCGTCACGAACGGCAGGGTTCCTGACGCTCGGCGTGGATTCCGGGCGGGCATAGGGCGGCAGCCGCCAGGCTCCCTTGGGCTTGGCCTGACCGGTGCTCACTAGCACGTCAAGTCCGGCATCTCGGGCAGCGACGAACAACTCGGTGAGCCGCTCACGGCCTTCCCGAGCGAGACGTTTCTGTCCGGCCTGCCAGAGCATCTTCAACTGCTCCGGATCGAAGCGCGAGCGGACCGCTTCCGGGTCGAGGCCCCATTCGGAGAGGCACCATTCGTAGAGTTCGGGGGCTTCAACGCGACGGCCGACTGCACGATCATCAGCCCGACCAGTGCCGCCGGGTCGTCGGCTAAAGGGAAGGCGTTGCCTGCCATCGCCACGAGGGCGCCGTGGAGTTCGGTCGGGTCGGCGTTCTCCGCGAGCCATTCCCGACCCCCGAGCGCAGCCGACCGATCATAGGCGACCACGAGATCAAGGAGCCGTTCGACGGTCTGGCCCGCCAGCCCCGCGACATCCTGCATCGTCCAGTCACTGATTGGTTTCGAGGAGTCGCCGGACGCGCCGAGCAGGCGTCCCCATTCGGCGATGTACTTGGCCTTGAGCGTCGGCAATTCCTTGACGACGCCCCCAACCGAGACGTGAAGGATGCCAGTTACGACATCCTCCACGGATCGCTCAGCCATCTCAAGCCGAGATCACGAACGAGATCGGGACGGTGGTCGGCGTAGCCGCCCCGTAGTGCCCCGTGAGCTTGAGTGCCAGCCCGAGCGGGTTGGCCGGGTCGTCGCTGAACTCCAGCGCCTGTGTCTCCGCACTCGCGGCGTTGTCCAGGGTGACGATCATCGTCCGGCCGTCGGCGCCGACGTCGGTCAGGACGAGCGACTGGTACGTCGCATCTCCGAGCCGACCAATGACCGGGCGGATCGTGGTGCCGCCGATGGCCGCGACCCTGACGACCCACTCATCGAGGCCGTGGTCGCGGGTGAGGGGGGTTGCAAAGGTGATGCCGGTGCCCGACGGGCCGATGGAGCCGACCGCGGTGAGGAGGCGCGTCTCGTAATGGCCGACGTAGCCGATACGCACATAGTCACCGGGGGCGAGCAGGCTGAGGCCCGTCACCGCGTCTACCTTGATGTTCGTGGCGCCAGCCACAGACGGAGCCGCCATGATCGTACCGAGGCAGGTGACGACCGCCTCGCCGTTGCCGTGATCGATCAGCAGGCCGCCGCCCGCGCTGTTCTCGATGACTGTATCGGCCGACCCACCGGCACCTTTGGTCACGACCCGGACCACTTCGGAGAGGGCTTCGGTCAGTGTGTCCCCGATGCGAATGAAGTTGCCGACATTGACCGTGGCGACGCTGGCGAGCCAGATGGTCGTCGCACCGAGGATCGGATCGGCCCCGAGCGTGGTGGCGAGTCCGGCGACGAGCACGCCAACAGACTGAGACGAGGTGGCGGTTGCGCCCGGCAGTGCCCACGCGAAACGCTGCGCGTCAATCTCGTTGAGGGTGATCTCGATGGAGGGGATGATCTTGCGGATGCCGCGGGTGCCCTTGACCGGCCCACCGGCGTTTGTGAACGCGGGCGCGCCCGCCTCGACATCGAGCGTGATCTTCGGGTTGCTCGTGGTGGCGCCCATCTCCACGCCGCCGTAGGTCACGCTTACGGGAGCGCCGCTCCAGACGGCATTGGGGTCGACTGTGGTTGCCATTGTTCCTGTCCTTTCGCTGCCCGGGGTCATGGCCCCGGTTGACTGTTTCGTTCCCGCCTGGGCGGGAGCGGTGGAAGGTGGGCTACTCGATAGGCGTCTCGCGCCGCCAGCGGAGGAATGCGATCCAGAAGGGCGGCCAGAGCCATGCCCAGCGGCGGACCCGGATGCGCATCATCAGGTCCTCGCCGGCGACCTTCGGCAGGATCTCGACATGGAGCCAGAGCGGCGGTCTCATGTCAGCAACTCGGTTCCGGCGTTGACCTGGATCACGAGGTCCTCATGCCACTGCTGGGTGTCGGGATCCCGCGTCGCACCCTGCCCGCCGTCGTCGAACGAGCCGAAGATCGCCACGCCGGCCGCCGTGATCCGGTGACCCTTGGCGTGGATCGCATCGGACACGGCGCCCGCGAGGATCGCCGCGTTCGGAGCTGTCGTCGCGTAGCACTTGGCCAGCAGGCGGACCTCCTGGATCGGGCACCGCTTGAGCCGCGCACCGCCGAGCCGGGTGAGGACCACGAACGGCAGGTAGCCGCCAGCGCCCAGCGCGTCGCCCGGGGCCGGCTCGCCGCCACGGATGCGGGTCGTGATCGCGGCCACGGTCGCGTCGTCTCGGATCTCGGTGAGGAGGCGGCCCAAGGGGTCTACGAGGCTCATCCGGCGGCCGCCTTCGCAGCCTGCCGCGCCTTCGATGCGGCGAACGTGTCGCCCCGGGCGGCGCGTCCAGCCGAGATGACCTTGCGGTTGACGCAGGCCAAACGGATGAACCCTTCGGCATCGGGCAGCGTCGACATGAGTTCCGGCGTCACGAACGGGCGTGCCGGCTGGTGAATCGTGCCGGCCTCCTGGAACCTTGCCGGGAAGCCGTATCCGCCGATCACCACGATCCCCGGTCCGAGCTTGGCCGCCCTCGGCTTCTTGACCGTCGGGTCGCCGTCAATGCCCGGTCCCGTCGCGGCGGTGGCGACGAGCTTCCGATCAACGTAGGCGATCACGCCGCCGCTTCTGATGAGGCCCTCGCCGTAGGGCGTCGCGTCCGGCGCATCGGCCCCGAAGATGACCGCCCGTGCCAGGTCGAACGCTCCATCGGCGACGGCCATCGTGATCGCGTCGAGCGCGGCGTGGTTCAGCACGACCTTGGCGGCACGACGGGCGAGGAGCTTCTCGGACGGAGCCTTGGGCGAAGGCATCAGCTCACCGCCACGAGATTGAGCGTCAGGTGATGACCAGCACCGGCCGCGTCCCTGATGCCGTGGATGTCGTACCGCACTCCGCCTGACTCGATCCAGCACGCCGTCGTGAGCGAGGTCACCGGGTAGATGTCGGCGATGTGGGTCGAGATCGCAGCGCCCGCCTCACTCGTCAGGGGCACCTCGCGGGACGTGATCGGCCGGATGCGCCCGTCCACCGTGGCTAGGACCACTGGCGCGAGGACCGCCTGCCCGTACTCGTCGAGCGTCACGTCGCCGGCGTCGTCCACTTCGCGCACCTGGTCGCCGGAGTCATGGGCGAGCGCCAGGGGTGCGGTGAGCGTCACGACGAGCGCGGCCACGCCGCCGACCGCCACCTGCCTGGCTTCTCGCTCGCCGGTATCCCCGACCCGGAGCCAGTTGCCTGCGGCGATCGCCGCGGCGGATGCGACATGGACGGAGGTCGCCCCTGCCGTGGTGTCGGCCGTTAGGGTTGTGTTCGCGCCTCCGGCCGTCTCCGCGCCGCCGGAGGTGGCCGCGGCCATCCGGTAGATGACGAGCTCGTGGATGAGCAGGTCGTCGAAGCTCACGCCTGCACCGGCTGTCCGAGACAGTGGCCGATCTCCCAGAGCGAGGGTCCATCGGCAAGTCCGGGCGGAATGACGGGCACAGCGACAGTAAACTCATCCTGGCTCACGTCGACGACGATCCCGCGTCCGACGACCTCTGGCCCGCAGACGAGCAGCTCGTCGCTCGCCGGGTAGACCTGGCCGGGCCGGACGTCGATGCCTGCACGCATCACGCGAACCATCGTCGTGGGCAGCCAGGCGAGATGTTCGCGCGCCGTTCGCCGCGAGTTGCCGGACGCCCATACCTCTGCGATCCGGCGGTCGTCGAAGGCGCCCACCACGCGGGGGTCGCCGGCGATCGGCTGGAACCACACGAGCCAGCGGTGGTTCGTGTCCAGGACCGTATTCACGAGGGTTCCATCGCGGAGTGAATCCGCATGCTGTAGGCCGGCCTTCGCACCAGGATCGAGCGCGCCAACCCGGCACGGCTCGGCCGATCGGCTCCGGTGCCCTTCGTGTAGGCGTAGTCGCCGATCTGCTCGGACTGGTAGCCGCTCTCATTGAGAGCGATCCGCACCAGCTCGATCACTGCGCGCTTGACCGCCGCTTCGTCGGCGGGGGTGTATGTGGCGGTCACAGTGCCCTGCCAGCCGAGGTAGAGCTGCCGCCAGGGCGGCTCGTTCGTCAGGTCCGGGGTCCAGATGCGCCGGATCTGGCCGGTCGAGGGCGTGAACAGGAACTCCGAGGCGGCCAGCGTCCGGCCGGCGTCGGTGAGCACGACGGACTCGGCACGCCGCCGGAGATAGAGCGGCGTGTCGCCGATCCCAGGCGTGAAGGTGTCGGTTCGCTCTCCTTTGAGGAGACCGACCCTCCCGGCGAGCCACGCCTCCTCGCGGTCGATCACGGCCTGGAGGTCGACGTCGCTGAGGCGGGAGTTGATGAGCGCGCGGACCTCGGCGATCGTGACGAGGGACGTCACGGGCGACCGGGGCGCGGAATAGGCCGAGAACGTCGTGCCGCCGGCGTCGCTGATCCGCGTCCGGTACCAGGTCGTCTCGATGCCCGCCGCGTCCCAGACGTCGTAGAGCGTGGTGCCGGAGACGAGCGCCTCCGTCCCGCCCTCGGCGTAGGTGCCGCCCTCTGTGGCCGACGACTCCCAGCGGAGCAGGGCCCCAGCGCCGTAGGCCTCCGTGGCGAGCAGCTCGTCGGCGTTCGTGACCTCGATCTCGAGGTGCCTCATGGGATGAACCTCGCGCTCGTGATGACCGGGGCATCGGAGACGGAGACGACCGACATGGACGGTTGCCCGTCGATCGACGCCCGGCCGGCGGAGGCCGCCGAGAGTCGCATCCGGGCGGCGAGGCCGGGCGGGGGCACCGGGAGCGTGACATCGGGGGTCGCGCCCTCGATCGTCAGCCCCAGCGGGCCAGGCACGATGAACACGTTCTCAGTAGCCGCCACGTCCGGGGCCATCCCCGCGAACATGACCGCGGCGGCGGCCATCTGGAGGACCCGGTGATCGGTAGTCGTGACGGACGGGGCCGCCGTCCCGATGGCCACGGTCGCGGCGGCCGGCTGCACCAGGCTGACGGCGACGGCGTTGACGGTCGGCGTGGCCGTGCCGATGGTCAGGGCCGCAGCCGCCGGGACATAGGTCTGCGTGGCGGACAGGGCGGGCGTGGCCGTATCGACGGTGACGGCCGCTGCGGCGGGCTGCACGAGCTGGTGCGTGGCGACGGCGGGGGTCGCGCCCGTGACGGTGACGTCCGCAGCAGCCGGCTGAGCGATCGCCCACACGACGACCGACGGTGTCGCGCCTGCGACCGCGACGGCAGCGGCAGCGGGCACGTAGGTCTGCGTGGCCGCGAGGGCGGGCGTGGCTGTCCCGATGGTGACTTCCGCCGCTCCCGGCTGCACGAGCGTCGTCGCCACGGCGCTGACCGCCGGGGTCGCGGTCGTGACGGCGACCTCCGCGGCCGCGGGCTGGGCGAGCGTCCACGTCATGACCGTCGGAGTCGCGCCCGTGATCCCTACAGCTACCGCTCCGGGCGCAAGAGAGACCGGGAGCCAGACGGCAGGCGTCGCGGCCGCCACGTCCATCGCTGCGGCGGCTGGGGCCACGGACACCGGCAGGGCGACTGCCGGCGTGGAAGTCCCGACGGTGATGGCGGCCGCTGCGGGCTGGACCATCGGCCAGTTCTGGGCGACGATCGCCGGGGTCGCGCCGGCCACCGTGACCGCGACGGCGGCCGGCTCGGCCTTGGGCCAGTTCTGGGCGACGAGCGCAGGCGTCGCGGTGCCGACCGTGATAGCGGCTGCGCTCGGCGCGATGGTGGTCGGCGTTCCGATAGTCGGCGTGGCGCCTGCGATGGAGAAGGCCGCCGCCGCAGGTTGGATCAGGGTGGTTGTCTGTGCGAAGACGGTCGGCGTAGCCATGCCGACCGTGATAGCGGCGGCGCCAGGCTGGATGAGCGTTGGCGCCGTATAGGTGACGGTGATGTAGACGTAATCAAGCGAGCCCGTGAACGCGGAAGACGATGATCGAGTGCAGCGGACGCGGGCCTTGACCACGGTTGAGGCGGAGCGCAGATCAGTTAGGGTGATCCCCCCGGCCGCCGAAGTCGCCGTTACGACGTTGCTGGTGGAGGTCGAGGTCGAGGTGGCCTCCGACCCGCTATCGGCCCCGTTATCGCGGCACAGAACGCCCGTCAGGCCACGGGTGGCATTGCTCTGCCACACGTTGGCGGACATCGTGACGCCGCCGATCGTCGAGCCGTCGGGGATGTCGGAGGTCGAGAAGTCAGCGAAGCCGTAGTCGTTTGACCACGTGACGCCATTCGCCCCGGAGAAGGCAGCGACCGTCCCGTCGTCGGCATAGGCGTTCGCCGGGGTTGTCCAGCCCGGCGAACTGACGACGGCGTTGGCGTTGGCAGCCTTGGTTGCGGTCGCCACGGGAAGTTACTCTCTCCCCGGACCTAGGTGACGGTGACGTTGATGACGGCCGCGGCGGTGCCGCCGATCTGGAGCTTGTTGCCGTTCGTCGCGGTCACGTCGCCGTGGCCCGTGTCGAGCGCCGCGAAGCACAGGATCGGGTTCGCCCCCGAGGCAAGGTAGATGACGGCCTGCTTGGCCACGAGGTTGGCGGTACCGGCCGTCCACTCGACCACGGCCGCCTGCGTGATGGCGACGTCGTTGGTGGTGACCGTCGCGCTCGCGAGGTCGACGGCCGCGCCACCGGCCGTGTAGCCGGTGTTTGTGACGCCAACCTCGTTGGTCGCCGCGTAGTTCACCGACGCGGCGGTGATCTGGTTCCAGACGGTGAACAGGGCTACCTTGAACGAGCCCGAGTCGATGGGGATGGTGCCGTCGGCAATGAGCTTGGCGGCCCCGTTGGTCAGGGTCCAGGGATCGGCGGCCATTGGGTCAGCGTCCTTTCAGCCTGTCCGTCGATGTTCGGCCGCCGCCGTCGCGGGCAGCGGCCGACTCATCGGATCGGTCAGGCGACCTTCACGTTGCGGAGCACCGCGGCAGCCTTGCTCGACTTGAGCACGACGGCCACCGGTCCCATCTCGACCTCGCCCTTCTTGACCGCGCCGGCGGTCGAGAAGTCGGGCATCCAGGTCTGGATCAGCTGGCCGGGGACGGCGACGCCGTGGAACCCGTCCAGGCCGAAGCGGACCGCGTAGAGATCGGTGATCCCGCCCGGGTCCGTGCTGGGCACGCCATCGACCGTGGTCACGACGGCCGCGTGGTCGGCACCGACGATGCTGGTCACGTCGATCTGCATCAGCGGCACGTCCACGCCGTCGTAGCGCCCGCCGTCGGCGAAGGTGATGACGAGCGGGGTCGAGCCGAGCGGGTTCGCGCCGGTGGCCGTTACGTCGCCCGAGTCGATGTTGGACAGCAGGTTGAGCGCGGTCACGCAGGCCGCGGCCGTCGCGGCGTAGGAGATCGGCGCAGTCCACTCGCCTTGGAAGCCCAGCCGGAACGTGCCGCTGGTCCAGGTGCCGCTGGCGGTGATCGTCTGGACCTCGTTCGTGCCGACTCCGAAGTTCCCGATCACCCGGTCGGAGACGCCGGCCTTCTCGCCCAGGTCGATGAGCGGGATGCCGCGGAAGTACTCCTGCTCCACGCCGAAGGCGTCGACCGTGGACCGGAGTTGGCCGGTGAAGCCGGCGACCATCGAGATCATGGACTTGGCCACGCCGTTCATCAGGAGCGCGTGCGGCGTGCCGTCCATTCTGGCGAGCCAGGCATTGATCCGCTGGACCGCGGTCAGGGCGGTCGCCGTCGAGTTGACGGCGGTCAGGTCCAGGATCGGCCCGGCCACTTCGGTCGAGGACCCGATGAGCGCCTGGTTGAGCCCGTCGAAGCCGTTGGTCGTCACGGCGTCGTTGCCGTTGATGACCTGGTCGGCGAAGTACGCCTTCGTCGCCTTGACCAGCTGGGCGAGCTGGAAGCCCACCTCGGAGATCGCGCCGATGCCGGTGAGCACGCGGTCGATCTCGAACGCGCCGCCGAGCGGCCGCAGGTTGACCGTGTACTGCGCCTTCTCGACCTGCGTCGGGGTGTACTCGGCGTTGATCGTGCGGAAGGCCGCGGCGCGCTGCGTGGTCTGGCGGGTGTAGCCGTAGACGAGGGTGGAGCCGCCGCCGGCCGGGTTGACCGACTGGTCAAACGGCATCTGGTCGAGCAGGAAGCTCGACTTGCGGAACTCGTCGATGATGTTGCGATCGATGGCGCTCGCGGCGTTCAGTGACGCCTGGGCGAGAGTGACAGCCATTGTGCGTCAGTCCTTTCCTTCGCCCAGGTTGCTGGGCCTAGTGCTTCGTGTAGTGCGCGGCGATGGCCGCTTCGAGGTTCGCCGGCTGCGCCGGTGCGCCGGTCTGTGCGCCAGCGGTGACGGTGCCTGGGTGGGCCGGTGCGACCATCTCCGGGAAGTCCTTCAGGAACGCCTCGACGGCCTTGTCCACGTCCGTGACGCGGCCGCCGTCGTCGACCTTGAGGACCGCGAAACGGTCATCCTTGAGGGCCAGCTCGGCGAGGGACTCGCTCAGGCCCTTGGCCCGGAGCTCCGATCGGACGCCCGCGCGGCGGAGCATCGTCTCGAACTTGGCGCGTTCCTCGGCCGCGGCTTCGCGCTTGGCCGTGGTGAGCGCCTTCTCCTGGTCGGTCTGGCCCGCGGTGCGGAGGGTCTCGAGCTCGCGCTCGGCCGTCTCGGCTCGCTTCGTGGCTTCCTTGGCGGCCGTCCGCTCGGCGGCGATGGCCTTCTTGCCGGCCTCTCCGATCTCGGGCTCGCCCGTCGCGGGCGGCGGAGTCGTCGTGGGGTCGGGTGCCGGGCTGACCGGCGTGGTCTGGGCTGGCGTCGCACCAGCCGCGGGGGGCATCGCGCCCCCGGGAGTGGTCGGATCAGGCATCTAGCGTAGCGCCCTTTCTCCCCGTGTCAACGGGGGCTTACCGTAGGTGCGAACGGCGCCCGTGCATCGGGTTCGGTCGCAGGTGGGGGTTGGTCCGGGGTGGGCGGCGGGGCCGCGGCGAGCCGCTCTTTGACCAGGATGATCTGGCGCGGCGAGAGGCCGAGGGATTCCCAGATCGTCTCGTCATCGATGCCGAGCGCCTTCCACTTCGTCATCGCGTCGGTGTGCGTGGCCTCGGTTCGGCTCTCCGGGTCCTTCCAGATGACCTCGGCCCCGAGGTCCCGGCCGCGGGCGTCGCCACGGAAGAGGAAGTTCAGCCGGAAGACCTCTTCCCAGCCCTCTCCCTTGTGCAGCATCGAGTCGCGGACCTTGGCGACGAGGCCGGTCTCGGCGCTCTTGAGGCTCTCGCCGGACGGCGGCTGGCCGCTCTGCGGCAGGAGGTAGTGGTACGGCGTCCGGCTGATGGCCCCGAGCGCCTGGACCTCCATCTGGATGGTGGCGACCATCGGCGCGAGGTCCGTCTGCTCGAACTCGCCGAACTCGGGCTGATGGGCATCGCCCGTGGGGTCCTCGGGGTCGGGCGGGGGCAGGATCCACAAGCGGTCGACGGCTGCCCTGAACGGCTCGACCGGCTGGCCCGTCTTCTCGTCGATCTCCACCTGCCAGTTCTTCAGCCAGCGCTGGCGGAAGGCGGCGAGGTCGGAGGCGTTGATCGTGTCGGCGCGGAGCTTGTTGATCGCGTCCTGGTTGGACATGACCATCGCGATCTCGGACTGCCCGTCGTCAGGGCCGACGACCCCGGACACCGGCCGGCCGTAGGCGTTCACGGCCTGGCCCGTGAGGCGAGGACGGTTGACGAGCGGGACGATCGGGATGATGCCGAGCGGGTTGCGCACGAACGAGCCCGGGCCCTCTTCGCGGGTCCACTGCGCGACCTGGCTCCACGTCGCGGCGCTGAAGTCGTTCGATGACTGCGCGGAGCGGAACTTGTAGATGCCGTCGGGGAGGTACAGCTCGGCGCGGTAGCGGCCGTCATCGGCGAGCCACCGCTTCAGCGCGGCGCGGCGCTTCCAGCTCTTGCCGGGCTCCGTCTCGACGACGACCTGGAGGGGAGACTCGATCGTCGCTTCGGGCTCGCCGCTGATCGGATCGGGCCAGACGAGCACGTAGGCGAGGCCCTTGACGAGCGACTCCGTGTGCGCGATCTGCGACTCCGCGTCGAGCCGATTGGCCTGCCACCAGCGCCAGGCGTCCTCGTCGCCTTCGCGGTTGTCGCCGATCCGGATGCCCTGCACCTGGAGCCGCTCGCGGTGGGCGTCCACGACGAGGCTCATGAAGTTGCTGCTGAACTCGCGGAAGCGGTCGCCGAAGGCGGCGCGGAAGGTGTCGGAGACGAACGCGAGCGGCTGCCTCCCCGAATAGTAGGATTCGAACCTTTCCATCCGATCACGGCGCGAGTCGAGACGTGCCCCCAAGCGCGTCAGCCACCACTCTAGGGAGCCGACCGTCAGGGTCCGGGGCTGGTTGGGATCGAGCATCAGGCGGCCCTCCGACTGTTGCGCCGGTTGCGCGCCTGCCCTAGGACCGTGGCCCAGCGAACGTTGCCGGGCGCGTAGTCACCGTCGACGTCGATCCGGTCAACCGAGTAGCCCGGGCCGGGCCGCGGGCCGATGTGCGCGAGGAACGCCGGGAAGTCGTCGAGCCATTCGGCCGCCATGCCGATGCCGCGTCCGCCGTAGTACTTCCACGTCTGCCCGGTCGGACATGTAGCACGGCGTTTCGCGCTCTTCCACGCGACGTATTCGGGCGTCTTATTGGCCCCGGCCGCCCCGTGAGTCGTGGCGCGTTCCCGGAGTTGCTCCCGATGCAGACAGCCGCAGGAGCGAGTGACGCCGGCGCGCAGGTTGCTCCGCTGGACGATCCGCTCCGTCCCGCACTCACAGTGAACGCGGGCAAGGGCAGGGACATCGTGCGTATTCGGGGGCAGTTCGACGATGGTCAATCGCCCGAAGACATCGCCGAGGCGGAAGGGCTGGCGGGGCTGCGTCGGGTCGATCATCAGAACCCCACCGCCTTCCGGGGCTGGCGAATGAACACCTTGGGCGGCTCCTGGAGGGCCAGCGGGATGGCCCGAACCATCGCCACGGCGGCCACGTTCGGCCTGGTGGAGCCGTGCTTGGAGCGGGTGACCTTCATGCCGCGGTCGGTGAGGATCGCGGTCGTGTTGGCGACGTGCTCGGCGAGGATCGGGTCGCCGTCATGGACGAGGCGGCCGGTCGTGATGAGCTCGTAGGTCGTGGTCGAGGGCGGCGCCATGACCGAGGCCGTCATCGGCATGTCGACCATGTTCAGCCCGTCCCCCTCGAGCATCTCGGCCGACTCCCCGAAGGCGACGCGATCGAACCCGAACGCGGGTCCGGGGATGGCGCGGTGCGTCTTCTCGTCGGCCGTCATCGGCAGCGGGTAGGTGAGCCGGAGGTTGCGGCAGACGGCGCGCATCGCCTCGGTGGACACGATCCCCGTGGCGGACTCGGGCGCGAACACCTGGCTCCTCACCACGACACGGTCGCCTTGACGCTGCGCCACGACGATCGCGGCATGCTCGCCGTCCGGGCTCCGGTCGATCCCGACACCGATGGGCAGCGCCACGTTGAGCGGAAGGTCGCCCTTGCACGCGCCCCAGGCGCCGCCGCGGAGCCACGTGTCCTCGGTGCCGAGGAACTGGTTGAGGTGGTAGCGCCGCCATTCGAGGAGCGCGCCGCGGGCCTTGAGCTTCGCGAACTGGCCGGAGAGGTACTTCCCGTCGTGAAGCCAGGAGATCGGGTTGCAGGCGAACCAGACCCGGGGGTCCTCGATGTCCGCGTCGCGCGGGGCGCCGTACCAGCAGATGAGCGTCCCGTTGACCCGGTCGCGGTAGATGAGGAGCGAGCCGCGAACCTCGAGGGTGCCCGTCCCGGAGAACATCGACTCGTAAAGGTCGGCCAGGATGCCCGCTCCGGCCACGCCGGCGGTGCTGATCCAGAGGGTGAACGGCTGCTCTCGGGCGCCCGTGCCGGTCGTGAGGGCGGTGTACAGCTCGCCGCCGTCCTTATGGGCCTCGAGCTCGTCGATGATGTTGGCCGATGGGCTGAGGCCGTGCTGGAGGGCGCCCTCGCTGGACAGCGATCGCATGACGCCGCCATTGCGCGGGCACTCGATCCGGTAGCGGTATGGCTTGAGGCGATCGAGCAGGAGGGGCGAGCGCCGGACCATGCTGATCGACTGGCCCATGACGACGCCGGCCTGGGCGCGAGCGGCAGCTGCGACGTAGACCTCGGGCTCGTTCTCGCCGTCGGCGTCGAGCATGTAGATGCCGCCGGCGCTGGCCATCGTGGACTTGGTGTTCTTGCGCGGGATGCCGAGCCCGACCTCGTTATAGATCCGGAGGCCGGTCCCAGGATCGAACTCGAGCGCCTCCCACCAGAAATCCTTCTGCCAGTCCTCGAAGATGAGCGGCTGGCCGGCCCACCGTCCCTTGGTGTGCCGGACATAGCGCTCGCAGTAGGCGGCGAAGTGGGGGCCGCCGGAGAGGGCGTCGGGGATGCGGTCCACGTCTCAGTCGCCATCGCCGACCGCCCGGAGTCGCGGTGGGAGGCCGATGTCCTGCGACACCTGGTCGGCGAGCGCAGCGTTCTTGAGGCCCAGGCGGGCGCGGCCCCAGGGCGACAGCGGCAGGGACTCGGCGAGGGCGCGGAACTCCTTCCAAGAGGCGCGCTCCATGTCGAGCAGTCGGTTCGGGACCTGACCCTGGGGTGTCGCGATGATGAGCGGCTGGCCATTCATGGCGGCGCGGGCTTCGCGAGCTCGTGCCCAGGCGACCGCTGCGGCTTCGATGATCCCGGCGTCGGCGTGATCGATGGCGTCGGCCCGCGAGAGGTCGGTGACGATGGCGCGCCAGCAGACCTTCATGCGCGCGGTGAGGCCGCGGGGCATCGCGGGGGCCGCCCGGCCACCGATGACGACCGGGAGAGGGCGACCACGCTCACCGCGGGCCTTCCGCATCTCGGCGGGGATGGGCTTGCGTCCGACTACCACTGCATAATCACCCGCTGGACTGCATACAGGGGGTTGGAATACCCCTTCGGCGCGTGAAAACGGTAGGCGCGGCCAGCAATCGTGAGGTCCGCTCGTGTGGGTACCCCACCCGTAGTGGTGCGCACGCCGACACCACTACCTGTAAAGCGGGGTGTATGCACTCGCTGCATGTTATGCACTCCGCCTCGCGTTCACGAGACGTGCCCCGAGCTCGCTGTTCCTCGAGCGGCAGAGCACGCGCGTGTTGGCCCGATCGAACGGCTCGCCGCCCTCGGACACCGGGATCACGTGATCGAGCGTCAGCGTGCCTGGGGTAGTCGGATGCGCCGGATGCTCGGTACCATCGCCCGGGCAGACCCAGCCGTACTGCCCGACGTGACGCGCGATCTCACGCCGGGAGAGCCGCGTCCAGCGCGGATCGGTGTGCACGGCACGACTGGAGCCGATGCCCGATGTTCGCGGATGCTTGAGGCAGCGGCTCCCCTGCGACGCGAGATGGCCGCAGACCGTGCAGAGCTTCATCCAGCCACCGGGTGCAACAGCACCTCTGCCCACTCGGCGCGCTCAGCATCGTGCGCCACCAGTCGGAGGCACGTCTCGCATGACTTGGCCCCCAGCGGCAGATCGTCGGCGGTCAGAGGCGACTCCCCGGCCCAGCGCCCACAGCGCGTCCGGATCCAAGGAGCGATCGCCGGCGGGGCGACGTGCCACGAGAGGCGCAGATCGTCGCGGAACTTGACCCAGCGCGTCGCGTCAGGCATCGGTGCCCAGCTTGCCCTTGAGCCAGACGATCGCCTCGGGGAAGGCGCGTCGTGCGGCAGCGATCAGTGCACCCGCCAGAGCGGCACCCGCCAGGAGTGCTACCTGCTTGCTCTGATCGAGCGTCGTCGGGATGGCGAACGT